TGCATGTCTGATTCAACGCGCACGCACCTAGTCATTCCTGACACGCAAGCAAAGCCAGGAGTGCCGACTGCCCACCTTGAGTGGATCGGTGCCTACATCATCGAGCGCAAGCCCGACGTGGTGGTGCATCTTGGCGATCATGCCGACATGCCAAGCCTGAGCAGTTACGACATCGGGAAGCGATCCTTTGAGGGTCGCCGATACACCGACGACATCGAAGCGGCCAACGACGCCTTCGACATTCTCTGCGCACCCCTCGAGCGCTACAACGATCACCAGCGCAGAATGAAAGACAAGCTCTACAAGCCCGAGCTGCACCTCACGCTCGGCAACCATGAGGACCGCATCAATCGGGCAAACAATGACGACCCGAAACTGCACGGCCTCATCTCCACCGACGATCTCAACTATGAGTCGCACGGCTGGACAGTTCACGAATACTTGCGCCCTGTCTTCATTGACGGTGTCGGCTACTGCCATGTCTATGTTCAGCCGATGAGTGGCCGCCCATTGGGCGGCGCAGCGGCAGGTCGACTCAAGCAGATCGGCCACACCTTCACGATGGGCCACCAGCAGACGCTTGACTACGCCATTCGCTTCGTCGCTGGTGGTAGTCAGCATGGCCTCATCGCTGGCGCTTGCTACCTGCATGACGAGGACTACAAGGGCCCGCAGGGCAACGCTCACTGGCGTGGCGTGATCGTCAAGCACCAAGTCGAAGACGGCAGCTACGACCCCATGTTCGTCAGCCTCGACTATCTCTGCCGACGCTACGAAGGCGTCAGCCTCGCCAAGTTCACTTCTCACCCTTACTGATCTCAGGAGATCATCATGGCAATCAATTCTAAAATCGTCTCAGTCACCACCACCGCCGGGCAGCTCAACTCCGCCGATGCCGACAGCCAGGCTGGCGAGTCAGTCGTCATCTACAACGCCGGCGCCTCGTCGATCTTCCTCGGCGGCAGTGCAGTCACCGCCGCTGCCGGCTTTCCCCTGGCAGCTGCTGCGACCATCGCTCTGACGCTCGATGGTGGAGAAAACATCTTCGCCATCACTGCATCGGGCACTGTCTCGGCCAACGTGCTCACACAGGGCTCATGATCTCGCTTGCAGGCGGCTTACGCCGTCGCCAGCGTGCATCGTTTAAAGCGGCACCTGCCGCTAGTGGTCCGACGTTCCGTGCGGCGTCATCCACGACGACGATCGCAGGCGGCGGTGGCTTCACTCTCACCGCTCCGACCGGCACCGCCGTTGGCGACGTTTTGATCGTTCAAATGTTCGTAGATTCCGATCCGAAGTCAGGCGTAGCAGGAACCGCTCCGGCCGGGTGGACTTTGCTCGGCACGGGCGATAACAACAGTTACCCGCATTTACCGTGGCGTACTTTCTCGCGCGTCGCTACCGGTTCTGATTCGTTCGTATGGACGGGCGGCGCTAACTGGTCACTTCTAACCGCTGCAATGATTGCCGTTAGCGGCGGCACCGCTGTCGACGTGGCAGGGACTCGAACGCTTACCGCTACGGCTTCTTCGATCACGACGACGACGGCACCTACGTTGCTAGTCGGCTTGTGGGCCACGTTAGAAAATGCCACGGCCGCGCCCGCTTCAATGACAGCGCGCGCGACGGTAAGCGTTTCCGGTAATTCGCAGGTAATCGCTACCGAAAGTCTCGCCGCTAGTGGCGCTACCGGTACGCGTGTCTCACCGACTAGCTCGGCATCCGTTCGTTACTCTCAACTAATCGCGGTGAAGTGATGCGTTACATCGTCTCTGGACTTCACCGAACCGGCACCTCGGCGCTCGTGCGTGCGATCTCGGGAGCGTCAACGCTCACCGCCTACACTGACGCAGACGTTGAGGCAGTCATTCGCTCGCGAGAGATTGACCCGACCTACAACCCGAACCCTGCCGGCTACTTCTCGCACGGCTCAATGTTCTCGCCGATCGCTGACTGGATCTCAGAGACTCCCGACGGCTCAGTGATGAAAGCGGCACCCGAAGCATTCCTCCAGGGGACAGGCTCCGAGCCGCTGATGGTCATCTTGACTGATCGACCAGCCGAGCAGATTGAAGCGTCATTCGCTGCAGCGTTCGGCTTTGACGTGCCCGACCATCGCTACCAAGCGCGCGCACAGGCTCAAGTAATCCTCGAGCAAGCGACAAACGTGGTGCTGACTGTCGTCGACTTTGCCGAACTGATCGACACACCCGACCAGGTGTTCGCCGACCTCGCCGCTACTGGCTGGCCAATCGACGCCGAGGACGCAGCAGCAACGATTGATCCCACGCTGTATCGCAACCGATAAACCACTCGCCCGCAGGAGGCAACCGTGGAAAGCCCGAACCCGATGTGGGACTCTGTCACCGCTGAAGCAAACGCCCTAGTGCATGGTCAGCGTGGCGCACTGTATGACCACCCAAGCGTGGACTACTCCCGCACTGCTGAGATCTTTGAAGCGATCACTGGCGTCACGCTCACCGTGCCCGAGGCTGTGGCGTTCATGCTGAGCGTCAAACTCTCACGCATCGGCAACGCTCTTGAGCAAGGCTTCACTGCCGACATGGTGCGTGACTCACTTGTCGACCTCGCCGGCTACGCCGACTGCCTCTACGCCGTGTGGGCTGACGCCACCGACGAGGCAATGGACGACTCGCTCGCTGAGTTCTTTGACGAGCTCGAGGATGAGTGAGCAGACATGGACATGGCTCATACTCGCCTGCGATCTGGCTGGCCTCGCCGTCTACGCGCTCGTCATCGAGCGACGTATCTGGTGGGGCTGGACTCTGACCGCATCGCTCACCGGTCTGCCCTTTCTCGCTTACTCAATCCTCGGCCCCGAGTATCGACCAGCCTTTACCGTGCTCGCTTGCGTGTGGCTCGTCGTGCATCTACGCAACGCCTATCTCTGGAAGCGTGAGCCATGACCTGCATCGTCGGCCTCGAGCATGACGGCGTCGTCACCATCGGCGGCGACGCCGCTGCTGTCGAAGACACACGACTCACCAGGTACACCGAGCCGAAAGTGTTCACCAACGGCGAGTACCTCATCGGCTTCTGCGACTCGTTCCGCATGGGCCAACTCCTCCAATACCGACTGAAGGTGCCGAAGCAGATCGTCGACGACGACATGACCCACCTCTGCACCGTGTTCATCGATGCCTGCCGCAAGACTTTCCACCAGGGCGGCTTTGCCAAGACCTCAGACAGCGAAGATGCCGGGGGAGTGTTCCTCGTCGGCTATCGAGGGTCGCTCTACTGCATCGACGAGGACTACCACGTCGGCCGCTCAGCGCTCGGCTATGAGGCGATTGGTTGTGGCGATCACTTCGCCCTCGGCTCACTGGCGTCGACCTCAGGAGATCCCGAGGCTCGAGTCCAAATGGCGCTCTACTCAGCAGCTCTTCATTCCACCTCAGTCTGCGAACCCTTCACCGTTCTCTCATCCTCAACACAGGAGCCATAACCATGTTCACCACCACGTTCTGGAAGTCAGCAGCCGAGCGCGCGATCAAGACAGTCGCTCAGGCGCTCATCGCCGTACTGGCCGCAACGACCTTTGATTGGTTCAGCGCCGATTGGAAAGCCATCGCTGGCACTGCCGCCACCGCTGGCGTGCTCAGCCTTCTCAGCTCGATCGCTTCTGCCGGCATCGCCGACAAGGGCACACCCTCGATCATCGCTGGCCCGACCAACGCCACCATCCCTCCTGGCTCAGAGATTGCCTGACCAAGTTCCCCGGCTCGATCACGCAGGCCCCTGCTCCTGCGATTGAAGCGATCAGACCTTCATGGCCTGAGCCCGCATCACACAAACTGAGCCGGTCTGCGAAGATCCCCCGCTAGTGCCAATAGGCCACGGCGGGGGATCTTCTGCGTTATGGGGTAAGCACGCCCGGCTAGCCTGCGAGGCGCTTACAGGGCCACACACGGCCCCCAGAAAGACCCTTGACGTATCCGAAGGCGATGTGTACCTTGTCACACCAGCAAGCCATTCACCACAAGGGAGCAACCAGCATGACCATCGTCCGATGCCCATCGTGTGGACTCGTCGCTGCCTTCGGCACTGCCGAGCAACGTCTCAGCGAGATCCAACGCCACCGCTGCGCACAGCTCGCGCATCCAGCAACCTCCTGGTCAACATCGACGCCGGACGGTGCAGCGTGAAGCACACCGTCTACCACCGTCGCACTCGAGTGAACGTCAAGCCGACGTTGCAGGTGACGCTGGCCATCCTCGCAGTGGCGTTACTTCCTAAGCCTGTCGAAATGCTTGCACGCTCTGACGCGCTGGCACCGATCATCGGCTGGACAATCCTCACCGCACTCGCAGCTCTTGCCATCTTCGCTTGGCCGGTAAAGCGATGAAGTTCGACTGGCTCGCCTTCGCTGCGATCTGCGCGTTCGTCGCGATCATGGTCGTGTGGGCATGGGCCATCAGTGGCGGCGTGCTGTGAGCAACCCTCAGAAGACAAAGGGCTCAGGCTGGGAGCGCGCGCTTGTCGACTTCTTGGCTGTGCATCGCATCGAAGCGACACGCATCCCCGCCGGCGCAAGCAACGATCGCGGCGACCTGTTCATTCCGATCATCGAATGGCCAAGCATTGACGCCAAAAACTATTCGTCCTACGCCGGCCAGTTAGGTGGATGGGTCGATCGAGCAGAAGAGCAAGCAACCAACGCCGGTCGACGCTTCGGGATTGTGTGGCTCAAACGACGAGGCAAAGCAAACCCCGCCAACGGTTATGTCGTCATGTCCGGCAAAGCCTTTATGACTCTCATGTCGATGATCGGAGACAAATGAACGAGACACGCCTAGACAACCTTTGCGACCGACTTGACGCTGCCGTCTTCGACGACGTTGTCGATCGAGAGCTGTTTATTCACGCAAAGGAAGCGCTACAAGGTTGCGCGTTTGAGATCGCCAACTTGCAGCAAGTCATCAGCCACCAGATCGACGAGAACCTGCGACTGCGCGCGAGTGGCCCGACATGAAAACACCCTGGCAGAACTCCGCAGCGTGCCGAGGCTTACCGGCCGAGATGTTCTACCCATTCCGCACCAACGAACTCGGCAAGAAACGTGCCTTGCGGATCTGTGATCGCTGCGAAGTCGCTGAGGAATGTCTCGCCTTCGCAATCAAGAACGACGAGCAGTGGGGCATCTGGGGCGGACTGTCCAGAACCGAACGTCAATTAGTCACCAAGCCATAAGGGGATGAGCTACATGAAACAACTCACGAGCATCATCGACGATCTGACCCAGCAACCTGTTCGGCGTGATCGTTGGGGTCGCTATGTCGTGCTGCCCGAAGGTGCCACGAAGCCGATCGGCTACACCAGGGCGACGACGATCGCCAAAGGCATCGAAGACTCCGGCGGTCTGCTTGGCTGGGGCAAACGCATGGTGGCCATCGGCCTCGCACAACGTCCCGACCTTGTCGCGCTGGTGTCGACAACTCCCGACACCGACAAGAAAGCCCTCGACGGGATCTGCGAACGAGCAGCCGAGCAAGGTGGCGCAACTGTCCGCCGAGACCTCGGCACCGCAGTGCACGGAATGCTCGAGCGTTCGTTCATCGATCCCACCTTTGTCGCGCCGGACCCCTACGGCGCTGACATACAAGCCGTCCACGATGCGCTAGCGACCGCCCGCTTGCGCGTTGTGGACGGCTACTCCGAACGCATGATCGTGCATGATCGTCACCAGATCGCCGGCACGTTTGATCTGCTCGTCGAAGACGAGACCGGTCAGCGCTTTGTCGCTGATTACAAGACCGGCTCATCGCTGCTCGGAGCCTTGGCCTTCGCCATTCAACTCTCTATCTATGCCAACGCTGACGCCCTCTACAACCAGGGCGCAGCGACTGACGGCAGCGAAGACACTCGAGAGCCGATGCCCGAGGTGTCAAAGCTGCACGGCGTCATCATCCATGTGCAGCCTGGCAGTGGCGTCTGCGATCTCCACTGGCTAGACCTCGCCATCGGTGCCGAAGCACTCGAGCTCGCGATCGCTGTGCGACAGATGCGCAAAGCAAAGGTGCTCACTCCGATCACCGTCGAGCTTGATGTGGTGACACGCACCAATCAGATCGCAGCAGCAGAGAAGATCCTCGCCGCTGCCGACGGCAACGTCGACGACGCCTGGCGGGCATGGATGGTCAGCCGCCTCAAGCCACTCATCGCCGATGGCCACTCAGATCTCATTCGCAACTCATGGCCAGAAGGCGTACCCACGCTCGGC